CACACTTCAATTGCATTTGCACCAAGCAGAGTAAGTCCAAAATCAAATTCATGTTTCTTGACATCTGTGGGTTTAATCATATTCTTGGGACCCAACTCCAGTGCTATAACAGGAGCCTGCGGAATTCCGACGTCGACATACTTCTGTAGCTGTTTTTCACCTTTCGATTTATTGAGCCATCTATAGGACTCAGGTTTTACCTCCCATAAGTAGTTTATATCGCTATCTGTTGCATATATATCTGCATAACCATATGTTCCTTTTTCACCAGCAGTCTTTTTATTCAGATATTTATACTTTTTGTTTGTAGTATTGACATCATAAGGAACATACAATTCACCTACTTGTATAGGGGAGCTGTTGGTCATCCAGATATCATCCTGAACTCGCTTATGTATCTCACCCCATGGTAGATGATCATAATACCTGAGCTTAGTCCATTTACTCGCATTAGTCGGAATATCCGAAACCGCTTCTTTTTCGAGCTGTTCCTCAATTTCTGGAACATCTGATGAAAAAGCTCCGGAAGGAAAAGGATCTTTCTCAACAAGGATTGTAACTGTTCCAATAGGACTAAAAACATTCGCAGCTTTCACCTTCGGAATAGCAACATTAGGCAATACAAAACTTACTACAAGAGCAATACAAACAATTCTTTCAATTAGTCGTTTCATATACGCAACCTTTCTATCTTATTATATGATGATTTTTAAATTTTTAAGCCGTATGATTTGAGAATCTCTGTATTCCTTAATTTTCGCCTATGAACTTCTTTAAGGTACAATTCACGCACATCAGGATTTTCAAGTATATGTGAAAGCTGTTCTTTGTTCTTTTCGTACTGATTACAAATAAGCACACACGCAGTCTCATACTGCTCTTTTGTACGACCATTCACCTGGTGCTCCAATTCATATAAAGCACGGTCTAATCGTATTTTCTTTTCCTGTTCCACAAAGGAATAAGGGTCATCTAAAGTTAGCATCAATGCTCCATCACTACATGGATATCCATCTTCCGGATTATACTTTTCAGCTAATAAAGGATATACATACCCACCCATAGAAAACATATATCCTATCATATCGTCAGGAGTGCGTATCTGATTCAGTACAGGCAATACCCACTCAATCAATTTATTTGAAGCCTGCTTAAAAGCATATATCAACGAATCCGTATCATCTTTTAGGTAGCTGAACCACATCATGCTTAACTCCTGTTTTCGATCAGAATCATATCTGTGACGATATTTATAGAATTCTGATATTGGTTTTAACCATGAACTATCATAGCGCTGATTGTTGTCAAAATTGATTTCTTTGCGATATACCGTAGCTACTCCGCTTACAATAGATATTCCTGAACCGTGGTAGCGTAAACCGATAATATGAAACAGATCATCATTTACTACACGGATGAAATACGGTAGTTTTGTTTTCGCTTTAACAAATCCTAAAGGTTCAAGAACATCCCCTATAATTTGTTTAAATGCAGCGTTTACAGTAAGCTTTCTTCCCCTATTGTCATCAGTTCTTTTGAAATTCAGGACAGGAGTGTGTTCATCGATACACCTACTTTCGACTGAAAAAAGAATACCCTCACTGTCCATGCCAATAATCGGCGCTATCTCTGATAGTCCTTCCTCGACAAAGATGTAGTCACCGTTCTGTACATCCAACAACTGCCGCCACGAATAGCCCTTCTCTAGCAACGGAGCCCATACGCTCTCGATTGGTTCAGGAATATCATTCCCGAAGTAGTCATCGGCTCGCCCCATGATAAGAGAGTCTTTCTTCTTTCCGCTTTTGTCATACAAATCAAGTGTAGCACAATCGCTGTCGATAACAGTTGTGTTAATGCATACGGTCTTGAGCATCTTTGCTATTCTGCCAGTATCAGATTGAGAAAGCTGATTTCCTTGCTCGTAGGCTTCCGAGGTTAAGGTCACCCATTTGCATTCATCTGAAAATCTCAGAATGTAGGATACTTCGCTCTCATCGCTGTTACTGGTAACATAGCCATTCTTCTTCATTTCTTCACAGAAGAAGTTGATAAACTGCTCTCGATCAAGCAGATTCGGATTGTAAATCTGCGTTGATGTGAAAAAACTTCCCATTTGAATCCTCCTTCATATTTATTTTTATAAACCAGTGAAGAATAAACGAATTCACACTGAGTTCATATACATATTATAATACAAGATCCTTAACAGTGTCAAGCGTGATAATGCTAATTTGACATAAATCGTATGTTCTGATAAATTTCAACACTCTATTAGGAGAATTGTTCGTGTGATTTGTCAGAATTGTGATAGATATGGATAACAAAAATAGGGGCTGTGGATGATAACTCATGAGAGTCTTTCCACAGCCCCTTTAAATATAGTATTTACACTTCAATCTCCGTGCCGTTCCGTAGCGTGAAGGTCAGCTTTCCGTCTGTACCCAGAGTCGCTTTCTCCACCAGCAGCAGCCAGAGCTTTCCGTCAAAGGTATCGGTCACAATACCTTCTCTGCTCATCGTTCGTATAAGCCCTTCGAGCAGTTCCTTGCGTGATAGCCGGGCGGTTCTTTTGTCCTGAAGGTCGTGCAGAACCTTTTCGGCTTCAGCTTTTTGTGAATTGTACTCCGCCATTTTCTTTTTGTAGAAGTCCTCGTCCTGCGGTTTCATAGCATTTTCCTTGATGAACTCCTGCATCGAAACTGCCAGCCCGTTCAGGTAGATGTACTGTGCTTCGATTTTTCTATCCAGTGCTGCGGTGTTGGAGAGTATTTCCACGATCTGCTGACAGGAAATCAGAAAATCCTCCTTGTCACTTGCTATCCGGTTGCACACCTCGATGAACCGCTTTTTTATCTCGTCCTCATACAGATGTGGCGTTTTACACTTTTTGTTTCCGGAAGACTTGGAAAATTTGTGATTGCACTGCCAGATAATTCTCCGGTATTTGCTTGTGCTATGCCACACTTTCGAGCCGAAGAACCCTCCACAGCAGGAGCAGACGAGCTTTGCCGAGAAAATGGAACTGCCGCTGTACTCCTTTCCAAGCCCTTTTCGTCTTTCGATTTCCGCCTGCACCAGTTCAAATTCCTCCGGCTCGATGATCGCATCATGACTGTGTTCAACGAAATACTGCGGAACTTCACCCTCGTTGACTTTCTGTTTTTTCGTCAGGAAATCCACGGTAAATTTCTTTTGGAGTAATGCACTGCCTTTGTACTTCTCGTTTGTGAGAATGCTTTCCACAGTTCGTGTGTACCACTTCTCACCGCCGGCAGGGGCGGGAATATTTCGGCTCATCAGAAGCTGTGCGATCTTATAGTATGAAAGCCCTTCCATGAAAGACTTGTATATGAGCTTAACAACCTCAGCCTCCTCCGGTACGATCTCAGGAAACCCGTCCTCGCCCTTACGATATCCTAAGAATCGTCCGTAAGGCATTGTGACCTTGCCGTCCGCCATACGCTTTCGCTGTCCCCATGTCACATTCTCGGAAATGGATCGTGATTCCTCCTGTGCTAAAGAACTCATAATGGTTATGAAAAGTTCGCCCTTTGAGTCCAGCGTGTAGATGTTCTCCTTCTCGAAATAGACCTCAACGCCCTTTTCTTTCAGCTTTCTGACGGTTGTCAGGCTGTCCACAGTGTTTCTTGCGAAACGGGATACTGATTTCGTAACAATAAGGTCTATCTTCCCGTCAAGAGCATCCGCGATCATTCGATTAAAACCGTCCCTGTGCTTTGTATTGGTCGCAGAAATTCCTTGATCCGTATACACGCCTGCAAACTCCCAGTCATCACGCTTCTGGATGTACTCTGTGTAGTAGGAAACCTGCGCTTCGTAGGAGGTCTGCTGTTCTTCGGAATCGGTCGAAACTCGTGCGTATCCGGCAACCTTACGCTTTTTGGGCTGGTCTAAGGGTGTAAATGTAGCTCGATTCAGCTTTGCCGGAATGATTGTTACCTGTTTACTCACTTCTGCCTTCTCCTTTCTTTTGCTGCCGCACCTTGCTTTCCATATTCGGCTGCTTTAGCTCTCTTCTCCGCCGTCCACGCTTCTGATCTTGAATGATCTTCCCAGCGCACCGTCTGCTCATGACCATCTTTAAATAGAAATGTTAACACATTCGGTTTAGGAACAAGAATTGACTCTACCTCATTATGAAATACCTTTTCATCGAACTCATCGAGCTGAAGAACCTCACAAGCCTTGTCATACAGGATATCTTCCGGAATCTGCTTGGATTTCGAACAGAATTTCTTACCCCGTGCGTTATAAGTCCAACATATCCACACTGTACGATACTGCTTAACCTTCCTGCGGTAAAACTTCCCACAGCAGCCACAGTGAATCATACCGGAAAAGGGGTAGGTAACAGTTGTCGGCTTATCCGGTGTAAAATATTCTTTTTTCTCCCGCAGAAGTTCCTGTGCGAGCATAAATGTGTCCTTGTCAATAATGGCTTCATGGGCTTCCTCGACGTAATACTGTGGTAGCTGTCCAGTATTGTTGATTTTCTTTTTCGTGATATGATTTTCACGGTAGGTCTTTTGCAAAAGCAGATCACCGCAGTATTTTTCGTTTTTCAGAATGCGGCGGATCGACCACGCTGTCCATATGCCGCCGCCCTTGGTTGGAACGCCTATTTCAAGCAGCTTGTTCGCAATTGCATTTTTGCCCATGCCGCTGAGATAATCGTTGAAGATCATTCTGACAATCTCCGCTTCTTCGGGAACAATGATAAGCGTGCCGTCATTGCTGCGTTCATAACCGAGAATTGTGATGCTGCCGAGCCGCCCCTGTTCAAAATCCTTGCGGATACGCCACTTCTGATTTTCACTTGCGGAGTAGCTTTCCTCCTGTGCATACGAACCTAAGAGTGTCAGCATGAATTCACCGTCCGGGCTGATCGAGTGGATATTCTGTTCTTCAAAATAGACATCTACACCCAGATTTTTCAACTCACGGACGGTTTCCAGCAGCGTAACAGTATTGGTGCAAATGCAATTGAAGTGTGGGAAGAAAGAGTGAATTATCATGTAAAATATGAAGTTATGAATAATTCTCTTATAATTTATGAATTCAAAAGGACTTCTCAGAAGAATACACTTGCTCCTGGATTGGCACCTTTATATGCTGGAAAAAAAGCACTTGATACATTCCTTGATAAATTGAAAAAATATCAGGATGGAGAAGGAACCGATTTAGAACCTGCTGGTGAATCAGCTTTCAGCTACGAAAGTGAATATGCGACCGAGCAGGCGTGGAAAATTGTTAAAGACGGCGCAATTGCAACAGGTGGTGTTGCAGTAACAGGAGCAGTTCTCTATTCAATCCCTAAATTGAAAGAATTGTTAAATATTCTAAAAGCTAATTTTGCTGTTCATAATCCAAATACAGGAAAAAATACAATTTCAGGTCCTATAGCTGCTGCGGCAACAGTAGTAATAGCCATGATTGAGCCTATTACCGCTAGTGCAGCTAGTGACGATGAATACGTTGCAATCGATGCGTCATCAGATTTTCATCAAAGTTTAGAAGAAGTTCTATTATATTTGTATCCTGAAAGCCCTTATGCTATTGAAGAATATCTTTATAAGGAAGATGAATCTTCGCAGTGTATAGATAACATAAAGGATGAATCCTCTAATTACGAAAAGGCAAGCAAGGCTAATCCACCGAGAGATCCGCTGATTATCCATTATAGCGATACAGAAGAAATTGAATTCTCAACCCTGGATGACGGTGTGAATTTTGATTTGGATAACAATGGTTTTGCCGAAAAAACAGCTTGGAT